CGCTGCCAAGGCAGGCCAACCTCCAGCGTCACCCTGGTAGACGGGCGGCAGGTCTGCAATGAGTGTCCCGACTGGATGACCGAGTGCGAAGCGCGGCTGGTGCTGACAACCTATCCCGATGAGGCAATCTGGAAAGGTAAGAAGAAGATCAAGCCATCCAAGTCTGACTACCTAGCCGGGGTCAAGGCTGCGCGTGGCATGGTGGGCTACAACGCGCTGCGTGGCGCGATGGTTGCCGTCTACAAGAAAGTCAAAGAGCAGACATGAAGTTTGAAATACCTGTCAAAGTAAACTTGACAGAGCATGCGATGGAAGACCGCCGGAAGTTCGTGGTGGTCCCGTATCGAGCCATTCAAGACCCCAGGCTGCGGCCAGCCAGTCTGCGAGTGCTGATGCAGTGCGCGGCCTATGCCAACAAGGCTGGCTTTTTCTGGGTGGGCATGAAGCGGCTCGGACAAGACCTCGGAGTGTCAAACCCAGCCATCCACCGGCAGATCAAGAAGCTGCGAGAACTAGGCTACCTGGAGCGCATCAAGCACGGCAGGCGGGGAGTCACAGCGGATACCCATCGAATCATCTACGCAGTAGAACTATCGGCCCAGGAAGCAGCAATCAACGCTGGCGGTTTGCCAGATCATCTAAGGGAGAACAGAGCCATGAGTCGAGGTAAGCCAAGGAAGCCACCGCACTATCTGAATGTTAACATTAAGGAAGTTAGATCAACTGGTCAAGATAAGTCTGGGACTGAACTAGCTGGAGGAGGTATAGAGACAAGCGCCACGGGACCGTCACCCGCGAGCGAGAGCGGCGGCGCAGGCGCACCCGGCCAGGTGATGCCAGCGGCTGTGCGCGACCCACTGCTCATTTTGCAGGCACGGTACGCAGCGGAGGGGCTGTCAATGCCAACCGGAGCCAGGTTGGACGCTGAGTTGCAGGCCGTACAGAGGGAGATTGAGTCTGTTCAAGGCGCATAGGTTCATATGCAGCCTGAACGGGTAGTCCGGGGGTGTTATTCCCAGGCTCCGGCCTGTGGATAGGTGTGTGGATAACCTGTGGATAAGTGGGTGTGGGTAAGTCTGTGGGTAAGTCTGTGGACAACCTGTGGATAACCGACCTCTTCCCCCCCCACCCTCCCACCTGTCGAGTGGGGACTTGGCTTAATTTTTCCCCAGTTTTTAGCGCAGGGGGTTTTTAAAACCTTATTTATAAATATTAGGTTTTTGGTGCTTGCTATTGGCACGGTCTTGAGTTAGCCGAGGTATGAAGTGTGAGCGCGTTGCGCTGTGTGCCTACGAAGGATCGAGCTTCGTTGAAATAAAAAGAACCTCACCCGTATATACGGGGTGTACCTCAAAAGAGGTGGCGCTCTGGTTTATCGCTTGCTACTGGCATCTTTGCCCAGCTGGGTTTTTCTCTGGCCCGATCCGTGAGGAAGGAACCACTTGCCCCATGCGCTGCGTTTATCTGAGTCTGTCGCGCCTACATTCTCAAGGGCTGGGTTATGGCCCCCGAATGCACATAGTGTAACGGACGGGGTTTAAGCATTCAATCTTTATTTGCTAGACTCATTGGGTGGTACAGATACAACAACTACAGGAGAGTTTGAATGGCCTATGAGATGCGTCCAGGGCAAGGCACTGCCTTTATGAACAAGGACAAGCGCGAGGAGTGGCATGCGGATTTCCGGGGGGAGATACTGCTGCCGGATGGGACACTGTGCTACCTGGATGTCAAGCCAGGTAAGACCAAGGCCGGGGATGACTGGTACGCGGTCAAGATCGGCAAGCCCAAGATGCCCAAGCCAACCGAGCATAGCCAGTCCAAGGCCAATGGCTACCAGCCGGGGTCAATGGACAATCTGAAGGATGACATCCCTTGGTAAGGCCAAAGCAGGTACTGCCAAGCTTGGAGGGGTGGGGCGGTGTCCGGTCTGTGCATCAGAGACTCAAGCGGTCCGAGACTCTGATCCAGAACCGGGAGGCGGTCAGCTACGCCCTACTCAGCATGGCGAATACCAAGCTGACGGACATCATGTCCTGGGATGAACAGGGCAATATCCAGGTCAAGCCATCCGACAAGATCCCCGAACATGCCCTGCATGCCATCAAAAGCATCAAGGTCAACGAGCGTACCGACAAGAATGGCGAGGTGCAGCGAACGCTGGACATCGAACTGTTCGACAAGGTGGGCGTGTTGCGGCTGCTTGCCAAGGCATCCGGGCTGCTGGACAACAACAACGATGAGGAACGGCCCTCGGTCATTGGCATCAATATCCAATCGCCAGACATCATCGATGTAGAAAGCAACAATGGCTAAGACAGCGGATAGGTCAGAGAAGTCAATCGGCGGCATGGGTCTGAATCTGGACTTCAGACGCTCACCCAAGGTCTGGGAATTCCTGCAAAGCAACGCTTTTGTCCGAGGAATGATGGGACCGGTGGGTTCTGGCAAGTCATACGCCTGCGCTGCCGAGATAATGATGCGCGCCGTGCGCCAGAAGCCGTCCCCCATCGACGGAATCCGGTACACCCGCTGGGCGATTGTGCGAAACAGCTACCCAATGCTGCGTACCACCACCCTAAAGACCTGGATTGACCTCTTCCCGGAGGCTACATTTGGGCCAATCCACTACACGCCACCCATTACCCACCATATTCGCCTGCCAGCCAGGGGCGATGCAGCAGGAATCGACTGCGAAGTCATCTTCCTGGCGCTGGACCAGCCCAAAGATGTCCGAAAACTGCTGTCTTTGGAGTTGACTGGGGCCTGGGTGAACGAGGCAAGGGAGTTGCCCAAGGCGGTGATCGACGGATTGACCCACCGCGTTGGCCGCTACCCTACCAAGCGTGATGGTGGCGCCACCTGGTCCGGTATCTGGATGGATACCAACCCGATGGATGACGATCACTGGTGGTTCAAGCTGGCTGAGAAGGAAAAGCTCACCGGCCAGTTTGCCTGGAAGTTCTTCAAGCAGCCTGGTGGCGTGGTGCCGGTCGATTCTGAAGACCTGCCCGAGATGCCCGAGGCCAACGATCACATCTTTGCTGCCAACAAGTGGTGGCGGGTTAACCCCAAGGCCGAGAATCTGAACAACTTGCCTGCTGGTTACTACCTGCAAATGCTGGGCGGCAAGACGCTGGACTGGATTCGCTGCTATGCCGGGGGCGAATACGTCTATGTCCAGGAAGGCAGACCCGTCTGGCCCGAGTATGACGACTCTGTCATGTCTGGCGACACCGATATTGACCCCAATGTGCCCATCCAGGTGGGCCTGGACTTCGGTTTGACCCCTGCAGCCACCATTGGCCAGCGACTACCCAATGGCCGGTGGGTGATTCACCAGGAAATTGTCACGTTTGACATGGGCCTGGAGCGGTTTGGCACCCAGCTGCTGGCTGAACTCAATGCCCGCTACCCCAACCACCAGGTTCTGATCTGGGGTGACCCCGCCGGTATGGCCAGGGACGCCATCTATGAGGTCACAGCGTTCGATTTTCTGCGAACACTGGGGCTCAAAGCCCAGCCAACAGCGTCCAATGACTTCAAAGTGCGCCGGGAAGCGTCGGCTGCCCCCATGCAGCGCCTGGTCATGGGTAAGCCTGGCCTGATTGTCAACCGCGAGTGCAAGCTGCTGCGCAAAGCGCTGGCCGGTGGCTACCACTTCAAGCGGGTTGCGGTGGGTGCCGGGCATGAGCGCTTCAAAGACGCGCCAAACAAGAACGAACACTCGCACATTGGCGACTCATTTGGCTACCTGATGCTGGGCGGTGGCGAATACAACCGCATGACCCGCACGCACCAGCTGGGTGGCCGCGCTCCTGGCATGGCCACCGCTGTATTGGACTTCGATATCTTCTCATGACAGACCTGATCGACACCGTCAACGAAAAGCTGGCCTGCACCGGCTGCTATTTTGAGCCGATCACTGATTGGCACATTGAGAGACTTGCGCAATACGTTAAAACACCCGTGCCGATTGATCCGCTAGAAACCATTCATTTCAATATGGATCGCGGCCCAAGCGGTGCCCTGTACTACAACGGCAAACTGCTCTGCATTATGGGCATCGCAATTCATTGGAAGGGCATGGGCGAGGTATGGACAATCATCGATGACAGCATCAAGCACAAGTTCAAGCGCCAGCTGATTGTTGGGGTGAGAACTGCTCTCGATATCGCTCAGATATCTCTGTGTTTGACCCGTGTACAAGTAGCAATAGAATCTAATGCAGATTATGCAGAGAGCTGGCCGCTGGCGCTGGGCTTTACGCTTGAGGGCGTGATGCGCAACTTCGGAATGGACGGCTCAGATTACACACTCTATGGGAGGATCAGACCATGCCAGCAGCAATAATTCCAGCTTTAATCGGAGCGGGTGCCACAGTCTACGCTGTCAACCGTTCTCAGAGCGCAGCAAGCAAAGCGAGGGAGCAAGCAGCTGCAGCTCAAGCCTCCGCAATTGAGCAGGCCACTAAGAACCGAGCAGAAGCTGCAGCACAAGCTCAATTAGCGCGTGAAGCCGCCGCTGCGGAAGCCGCAAAGAATCGTGACGCTGCAGCTGCTCAAGCAAAATTGACCCGTGATCAGCAAGCTGCATTGGTTGCCGAGCAAAGCAAATTGACGCAAGCTCAGATTGACGCACAAAAGACAGCGGCTGCTGGCAGTCTTGAGCAGGCCCGTCTAACAGCAGCGCAACAAGCTCAGATGATGTCGAGCTTGACGGCACAGCAAACTGCCGCTGCAGAAGCCGCCAAGGCCCAGCTCTTCCAACAGCAAACGCAGTACGCTGAACAAAAAGCCATGATGGAAAAGCAGGCCAAAGACCAGTCTGCCGCGCTTGATGCTGAGCGTCGCAAGATTGCTGAGCGTGAATCTGCGCAGATGACAGCACGCCGCCGCGCTGGCAAACGATCTTTGCTTTCCACTGCCAGGATCAACCCAGAGCTCGGCCTGGCACCAGCGGCCAATGACGAAAACCAGTTGAAGACCCTCCTGGGAGCTTGATATGGCTCTTCCAGATTATCGTCAATTTGAAAATATCTCTTTGGAAGAAATAGAAGCCGGGCGCTCATTTGTCAAAAAAGTAAACCCCAATGAGTCCAATCCAGAAGATGAATTTGCTGCTCAACTTGCAGCTGATGAAGCGGCTGCTGCAGCTAAGTTGGCAGCGGATGAAGCAGCGTTCAAGCAAGAACAATCCGACCTAGATGCAACTCTTCAAGCACAGCTTGATGCACAGGCAAAAGCGGATGCCGATGCGTTTGCAAGAGCGCAGGGTGAAATAGGTGCCATGGTTGCCGCTGAGCAGCAACGAATGGCAGCAGCTGCGGCAGAGTATGCACAGCAGCAAGCAGCCGCCCAAGCAGCCGCCGCTCAAGCAGCCAAAGAAGCAGAGGCTGCACAAGCGGAAATCGCCAAACAACTTGCTGAAACGCAGCGTCTGTCGGCTGAGATGGCCGCTAAGTCTAAAGCAGAGATGGACGCAATGCAGCGCACATCGGCTGCCAAGATTGCGGGAAGCCGTAAGGCTGGCCGTTCTGCAGGTGATCGCTCGATGCTTGCTGGCTATGGCACAACAGCTGGCGGCCCACCAACATTGGGTGGCGGTGGCAACCTGGGCGGCAGTGGTGCAAGCCTGGGCGTATCAGGAACACTGGGAGTTTGAGAATGAAAGCACAAGACAAAGTTCAAAAAGTGATGCACGAATACAAGGCTGGCACGCTGCACAGCGGTGGTGACGGCAAGGTTGTCAAAAATCCCAAGCAAGCCATTGCCATTGCTATGAGCGAAGCGGGCATAAAGCGCAAACCCCGTGGCGGCCTGATGGCCAACGCAACATTGAAAGGTTGATCATGATGAAAATAGAAATCTGCATTGAGCAAGACGGCGAAGGCAAAGAGATGGAAGACGAAGAGCTGTCTCCAGAGCAAATTGCTGAGATGGCCAAGAAGCTCAAGAACGCGACGCTGAGCCGCAAGGATCGCAAGCTGTTGGCCGACGCCCTGCTGAACGAAGAAATGGACGACTGAAATGGAATACGCAAACAGCGCAAAGGGCGGCAAGCGCTTAACGCCCGAAGAGATCATCAAGCGCCAATCGCTGGCGCAGACAAAGAAGGATGAGTTTCAGCAGCTCTACCAGGACGCCTATGAGTTCGCCCTGCCCCAGCGCCAGCTGTATGGCGTTTGGGAAGGTGGTGCTGTTGGCGCCAAGAAGATGCAGCGCGTCTTCGACAGTACAGCAATCAATAGCACCCAACGGTTTGCTAACAGACTGCAGTCGGTGGTGTTCCCACCGCAGCGCCGCTGGTGCCGCTTGGAGCCCGGTCTTGACATCCCAATGGATCGCAAGCCACAGGCCCAGGCCATCCTTGAGCTGTACGGCGAGAAAATGTTTGCCATCTTGCGTCAGTCCAACTTCGACATTGCCATGGGCGAGTTCTTGCTCGACCTGGCAGTGGGCACCGCTTGCATGATGGTGCAGCCAGGCGACGACGTGAACCCGATCAACTTCATCCCCGTGCCGCTGTTCCTGGTGAGCTACGAGGAAGGCGCAAACGGCCAGGTGGACAACGTCTACCGCCGCATGCGCTTGAAGGGCGAAAGCATCCAGCGCCAGTGGCCTGATGCCGAGATACCGCAAGAGATGCAGCGCCGCATCGCTGACAAACCAACGGATGACATCGAGCTGCTTGAGGCCACGATCTATGACGCAACACGCGGTGACTACTGCTACCACGTCATTGACAAGGTCAGCAAGGCAGAGCTGGTCTACCGCCGCCGCAAGGTCAGCCCTTGGGTGATCTCGCGCTACATGAAAGTGGCCGGTGAAATCTACGGTCGCGGCCCGCTCATGACTGCCCTGCCCGACATCAAGACGCTGAACAAGACCATCGAGCTGCTGCTGAAAAACGCATCGCTTGCAGTCTCTGGCGTGTACACCGCTGCCGATGATGGCGTGCTCAACCCCAACACGGTCAAGATCGTGCCAGGCGGCATCATCCCCGTTGCGCGCAATGGTGGCCCACAAGGCCCATCGCTCATGGCCCTGCCCCGCTCTGGCGACTTCAATGTGTCGCAGCTGGTGATCAACGATCTGCGTGGCAACGTCAAGCGCATCTTGCTGGACGAATCCCTGCCACCAGAGAACATGAGCGCCAGGTCAGCCACCGAGATTGTCGAGCGCATGAAGGAGCTGTCGCAGAACCTGGGCAGCGCGTTTGGCCGACTGATCAACGAAACCATGATCCCCGTGGTCACGAAGATTTTGGAAGTCATGGACGAGCGCGGCATGATCGATCTGCCTTTGCGGGTCAACGGCCTGGAGGTCAAAGTCTCTCCAACCTCGCCGCTGGCCAACGCCCAGGCCATGGACGAAGTCAACGCGGCGCTGCAGTTTGCCCAGATCACCCAGCAAATGGGTGCCGAAGGTCAGGTGGCCGTCAAGTTTGGCGACATGATCGACTACCTGGGCGACAAGCTGGGTGTGCCTGCTTCGCTTCGCAACAGCGCTGCAGAGCGTGCGTTTGCCATTGAGCAGCAGCAAGCTCAGCAAGCCCAAGCCATGGCGGCTCAAATGGCCATGCAGCAGCAGGGTATGGCACCGCCTGGTCAGCCTGCACTACCTCAACCACAAGGAGCAATGTAATGAATTATCAAACTAGGCCAGATGGATCGGCCAAAGGCGATGGATTTTTTGGGAAACTTAATCGTCCAGATGGTAGCGTATCAACGGAAATATCTGTGAGCGTAGGTATGAATGGTAAGGAAATGAACATTCCTTTAATTGTCCCAACCCTTACAAAACAAGAACTCAATTATTTATTGAGTACGGATGTTGAAAGCAAAAGTTTTTTTAGCAATATGCCGCCATCCATTATGGACAAAGCATATGAGCATGCAAATACACGCATCAAATCTGGCATGTCTCCATTCGCTGGGCCAGATGAAATTGTTAAGGCCCCAATCGAATGAGCTGGGACGAACTCGACGCCATCGGCCAGGTCGATATCCGCGAAGCCAACCAGCAACGCGATGACCTGGCGCGCCTAACACTTCGCGTGTTTTCGACCGAGGACGGCAACAAGCTGCTGACCTGGTTGCGCGACATGTATGTGAATGTGCCCATCGCCGTGCCGGGCACAGACCCGTCCCATGCGTTCTTTGCTGAAGGGCAGAGAAACGTGGTTCGGGACATCGAGGCGCGGATCAATCAAGCAAGGAAACTATGACGACCGAAACCGAAACCAATGTCGAGCCCAGTTCTGGCCTACTCGACAGCGTGCAGGTGGCAGACGAAAGCAAGACAGAGAACCCGCAAGCTGTTGAGATCGACCACAAAACGACCACAGCAATTGACTTGGCACCAGGCACCATTCCTGGCACGCCAAAAGAACGCCCGGATTGGTTGCCAGAGAACTTCTGGAACCAGGACAAGGGCGAAGCCAACATGGAGGCCATGGCCAAGTCTTATGCTGACTTGCGCAAGGTGGTCAGCCAGGGCAAACACAAAGCCCCAGAGGGCGGCAAATACGACACTGCAGCGCTTGGCGTGAAGGACATCGAGGCCGATCCACTGGCAAAGCAATACGTTGGCTGGGCGCAGAAGTACGGCATCAGCCAGGTGGCATTTGATGAGCTGGCGCAAAACGTCAATCAGATGGCTGCTGAGATGGCTGGCCCGCCCATTGACACACAAGCTGAGATGAAGTCTCTCGGCCCCAACGCCAACGCCGTAGTCAACGGCATGGTGGACTGGGCACGCGGCCTGGTCAACAAGGGCGTGTGGAGCAAGGACGACTTTGAAGAGTTCAAGATCATGGGCGGCACAGCTCGCGGTCTAAGCGCTTTGATGAAGGTGCGCTCTGCCTATGAGGGCCGGGTGCCAATTGAGGTTTCACCGATGGAAGGCGCTCCCAGCAAGGAAGAGCTGTACCAGATGGTCAACGATCCCAAGTACAAAACCGATGCTGCTTACCGCCAGAAGGTGGAGCGGATGTTCCAGCAGCACATTTCCTGATCTCCCTGTAGTTGCCATTTTGACCCAGCTTCGGCTGGGTTTTTTTTATTTGTCAAGCACCATTTGCATTTTGTACAAATACTCATACAATCGCGCCCAAGGCATACCAGGCAACTGGCCCTTACCGCAGCGGATGCTGACGATTGGCTGCCGTAAACAGCAAGCATTCGGCCCAGGTAACTGGATAACCGGCGCGAGAACCAAACCGTTTTTTTAAACAACCGAGGAAAATATCATGAGCATTTCATTAAGCAATGCCTTTGTTACTCTCTTCGATGCTGAGGTAAAGCAAGCCTACCAAGGTAAGGCAATGCTGGTTCCTGCCGTACGTCAGCGTCGTGGAGTCGAAGGCTCAACCGTTAAGTTCCCAAAAGTCGGTAAGGGTGTTGCAACCCCCCGCGTTGGTCAAACTGATGTCACACCATTGAACGTGGGTTTCAGCTCTGTCACTTTGACATTGGCTGATTTCAACGCAGCTGAGTACAGCGACATCTTCTCCCAAGCTAAGGTCAACTTTGACGAGCGCCAAGAACTGGTGCAAGTCGTGGCCAGCGCCATGGGCCGTCGCCAAGATCAAATGATCTTGGATGCACTTGCAGCTTCCAGCACTTCGCTGACTGTTGCAAACAGCGTTGGTGGCTCAACCACCAACTTGAACGTGGCTAAGCTCCGCGCAGCTAAGCGTTTGCTCGATAAGAACAACGTGCCTGCTGACGGTCGCCACATCATCATCCATGCAAATGGTTTGGACAGCCTCTTGGGCGAGACAGCCGTGACCAGCTCTGACTTCAACACAGTCAAAGCATTGGTTCAAGGCGAGATCAACACCTTCTTGGGCTTTATGTTCCACACATTGGGTGACCGCAGCGAAGGTGGCTTGCCCATCGACGGTTCTTTGGATCGTACTTGCTACGCCTTCCACTCTGCAGCCGTTGGCTACGGTGAAGGCATCGGCATGCGCACAGAGATCAACTACATCCCCGAGAAGACCAGCTGGTTGGTTAACGAAGTCTTCAGCGCTGGCGCCATCGCCATCGATGATGAAGGTATCGTTAAGTTAACTTGCCGCGAATCTTGATCTTAAAAGGAGCATGAATCATGGCTTATTCTTCTACCGGCTTCAACGCCATCGGCGGCCAGTCTAAATCTGGCAACGCTCCATCGATCTACACATACGCATCTGCTGACGCTCAGTCAGTGATTCGTGCGTCTGGATACTTCAACTCTATCTCGACCATCCTTAAAGTTGGCGACATCATTTTTTGCTACTCCGCAACGGGTGGCACTCCTGTGATGTCAACAGCCTATGTTGTCAGCAACGCTTCTGGCGTGGTTGACATCACTGATGGCGTGACAGTGACAGCAACTGACACCGACTAATCGGATCAGGTAACACGACGGGCCAACTTCTGATCACTCGGAGGTTGGCCCTTCTCACATTGAGAGGTTCACATGGCTGCTGGCGATACTGGCGTTTCAATCTGCTCTGATGCCCTGCTGATGCTGGGCGCAAAATCCATCACGTCATTCAATGACGGTACTGATGCGGCCAGTGTATGCGACCGCCTATACCCCGACATCCGCGATTCGGTGTTGACTACCTACCCCTGGACGTTCAACACCAAGAAGGTGCAGCTGGCTCAGCTGATCACCACACCCAATTCTGTCTGGCGCTACGAATACCAGCTGCCAGGTGACCGGCTTGGCACCGTGCGAGCTGCTTATGCAACGGCAGCGCAAAACGCCTACCCCAACAAAGACTGGGAAATCCAGGGCGACAAGCTGCTGACCAACCTGCCTGCTGTTTACCTGGACTACCAGTACAGCCTGGGCGAGTTTGCCATGCCGCAATACTTCGTGCAGCTGCTCAAGTACATGATGTCCTGGCACTTGGCCATGCCGATCACAGAACAAAGCGACCGTGCCCAATACTGGCAAGGCGTTGCTGTTGGTGGCCCAGCTGAAAATGGCCGTGGTGGCTACATGCGCACTGCGATGAACATCGATGGCCAGGGCACACCGACCCGCGTCATTGAAGACTTCAGCCTGATTGCTGTGAGAAACTGATGCCGCGCTTTGTTGACATTCAAACCAACTTCAGCACGGGCGAGCTCGACCCGCTGCTGCGCTCGCGCATTGATCTGGCTCAGTACAACAACGCGCTGGCCAAGGCCACCAATGTGGTGGTGCAGCCGCAGGGTGGCATTCGTCGCCGTCCTGGTCTAAAGCACATCGCTGAGCTGCCAAATTCTGCAGCCAACGGCGTGCGCCTGGTGCCGTTTGAGTTTAGCGTTGATGACAGCTACATGCTTTGCTTTGTCAACGAACGCATGTATGTGTTCAAAGACGGCGTGCAGATCACAGCCATCAACGGTGGCGCTAATCCATATCTGACCACCACAATCACAAGCGCAATGCTTAGCCAGCTGAACTGGACACAGTCGGCTGACACCATGTTCATTGTTCACCCTGACCTGGCGCCTGTGAAGCTGGTGCGCGGTGGTTCTGATTCAAGCTGGACGATTAGCACATACACTTTCTCCAGCATTCCAAAATACGCATTTACGCTGACGGTGACCACACCTACATCTGGCCACCTGACGCCCAGCGCTGTCTCTGGCAACGTCACACTGACATCGCAGAATTCCGCATTCAGCGCGGGCAGTGTTGGTCAATACATCAACGCATACCCACAGGGCCGTGCGCGCATCATTCAATACATCACGGCAACTTCAGTGAAGGCCGTGACCGAATACCCATTCTTTGACACCAGCAACATTGCCCAGGGCAGCTGGGAGATTGAATCAGGCTATGAAGATGTGTGGAGCTCCGGCAAGGGCTGGCCCCGCACAGTGACCTTCCATGAGGGCCGCCTGTACTTCGGTGGCTCTAAGTCACGCCCATCCACAATCTGGGGCAGCAAGATCGGCATCTTCGATGAGTTCATGCCTACCGAGGCATTTGATGATGATGCTGTTGAGGCAACGCTGGACACCAGCTCGCTCAACGTGATCGTTGACATGATCTCTGGCCGTGACTTGCAAGTGTTCACCACCGGCGCTGAGTTCTATGTGCCGCAGTCTGGCACCGATCCGATCACGCCGCTGTCGTTGACATTCAAGGGCGTGAGTCGCAATGGCATCAAGCCAGGCACCCGCGTGCAATCGCTGGAGTCGGGCACGGTCTACATTCAGCGCCAGGGCAAGTCGATCAACGAGTTCCTGTTCTCTGACACGCAGCTGACGTATGTGACGCAGCGCATCTCATTGCTGTCTGGTCACCTGCTCAAAGCACCGACCAGGATGG